AGAATTAAAGGCGTCTTTGGTATTATTGGTGCAAGAATACGAAATATAATCACGCCAATCACAGCTGCATCAGAAATTATTAAAACTAGTATTATGGGTCCAGCAAATAAAGTAAGATTCTGGTTTAATAGTGTTGCATCTAAAGTTAAAAGATTCGGTGGAATTGTTACTAAAATTGCTGGAGTTGTTGGTAAGGTATTTGCGCCGATTGCGATTGTTACTACAGCATGGGAAACAATTACTGGTATTATCGAAGGATGGAAAGAAGATGGTTTTCTTGGTGGACTTAAAGGTGGTATCGAAGGATTTGCAACATCGTTAATTACTATTCCTCTGGATCTAGTAAAAGATTTGGTTGCATGGGTATTGAAAAAATTCGGATTTGATAAAGAAGCAGAATTACTAAAAAACTTTTCTTTCACAACATTGTTTACTAACATGCTCGATGGTCTATTTGAATTTATATCTAGTGCAGTCGATTGGGTTAAAACATTATTCACAGATCCTGTTACAGCTATTAAAACATTATGGCAAGGTTTATATGGCGAAGAAGGTATAATCAATACTATTATATGGAAGCCTATATCTAGAGTTATTAATTGGGTTATGGAAAAATTTGGATGGAAAGACGATGATCCTAACGCACCAGACTTTGATCTATTTACATTTATCAGTACCACGTGGACAACAATCGTTGATAAGGTAAAGCAAGGGTTTACTGACTTTGGTAATTGGGTTGCAAGTATACCAGCTAAATTAAAACTTATGGCTGTTAAAACTATAGATGCTGCTACACCTGATTGGCTAATTGATATGTCAGATGATGTTGCTGCAGCTCAAGCTGCTGTAGCTGCTTATTCAGTACCAACATCAGGTGCAGAGCTAGCCACGACAGAAGCTACTATTGCTGATACTGTGGCTGCTAATGCTGGAATGAATGGTTCTCCTGGAACTGGTGGAAACTCTACAGTACAACTTGGAGGAGATAGTCTAACTATTGCAAATGGAAATCCTGGTGCAGCAGCTGCTGAATCGGGCCTTCCAGAGGATCTACTTGGCTATCACAACATGGGTGCAGCATATAGAGATCAATAAAAAAGGGAGCCGAAGCTCCCTTTCTCTGTTAACTATTAGCTAACTTATTAAAGTATGATAACGAATCATCGTCATCTGTATCATCCACAGCTTGTGGTGTAAAGCTAGGTTGCTGTGGTGCAGGTTCTGGTGCAGTATTAAACGTTGGAGCTGAAGCAGTTTCATCAAGAGATACAGCTTCAGCTGTTGTCATAACAGCACCTTCTTCACCAAGCACTCGATTTAATTTAGCTTTGAGCTCATCATAAGTTTTAAAGTTCTTAGGATCAGTAATCTCAGCCAGACTATATAGAGTATTATATACAGACTCAAGTTTAGAATCATCATCATATAGTGCACGTTGACCAGCAAACTCAGACTTATCATAGTTACGGTAACCCGCTACTTGTTGGATCTTAAGTTTAAAGTCAGCGCCTTCCCAGAAATCATAAGGATTTACTGGAGTCTCATCAGCAAACGCTGGTTGCATAACATCCATAATCTTATCAAAGATTTTCTTACCGAATGTGTAAAGAAATACTTTACCATCATTTGAAGGATTAGAAGGATCTGATACGACCATAATGTTTGACACATAATGCAAACGACGTTTACGATTACGTGCGATTTCTTTGTCTTCATCACGACCAGAATTCCATAGAACACTATTCATTTCTGAGACAGGATCATCTTTACCAATAGTAGTCAAAGAGTTTTCGATATACCATTGACCAGTTGGTCCTTTAAAACCATGATCCCAGTAACGAACCCATGGAAGATCTTCACCTGCAGGTGCAGGCAAGAAGCGAATAACGGCATAGCCATTACCAGCTTTATCAACAGTTGGTTTCCAGAATCGGTCATCAACGTATGATTGTTTTTGTGTACCACCGACAGCCTCAGCTGCTGCTGTAAGTGATGCGATATCAGTACGATTACGTTTTAGATTTGCAAAAGACATTTATATTTTCCTTGTATTGCAGTGTATGTTTATGTGATTTGATATGGTTATTATAACACATATCGCCTACGATGTAAACACTTTAAAGATAATTTTTTTCATTTTATCTGTATTCACGTTCATCAATAAGCTATATTTCCGGATCTTACGTGACACATCTGGCCACAATATAGGATCCGAAACCGTCTTGTCCGCCCTACCCATAAAGTTAGTTAACTTATTTAGAATAACAACTGACTCTATATTTATATCGTTTGATAAGTAGGACTCAACAACTTTTGGATATTGGTTGCCGAGTTCGAACAGCTGGTCAAAACTTTCTACATTTACTTTTTCAAGATCCTGTTGAAAGTTATATCCCATGGACTCTGTTCTTTTTTGCCAATCACGATATACTTGTTCATTACTAAGCATATCGCCAACCCAATTATTATCCACAACAAAGTGTGCAGCATAATAATTAATCAGCTCAGGTGGTGTATCGAACATTCTGCCTATCTTTGCAAAGAAGTATTTGTCTTTACGTTTCCAAAAGGTTTGTGGTTTAGCAGATGTTTTATAATTATATTTAGGTGCATTATAAGACTCATTCTCAAAATGCAATTTTAAAGACTGATAATATCTATAAGCTTCAAACGGTTCCATTATCATACCGGTGTTCTCTCATATTAATCGCACGATCAATGTATACTATATGCCATTCCTTGGAATATACATCAAGAGCAGCAAAAGAATTGTGTGATGAATCTGCTGCATCCATTAGACTATGAAAACCAGCAGGCATTGCATCCAGCTGGCCGATGATATCTCGGTTAAGAGTTAAACATCTTTTTACCTTCATGTCTCTTTCATCCATATAGGTAAATGTGTATACTCTATTCTCGAGCATCTCTATTAAATCAAATTTGTCATAGTGCAAACTCATATGGGAAGTCTAGCTCCTCCGCCCTTAATTGCATTTACTTCAAGTGCCTCAGCCTCGATCTTACTTATAATGATTGGGCTTAGCAATCTTTTGATATCTTCAGGCGGCAATTCACGTTGTTCACATACAATAAGTACTGCATCCATATATGGAACTGAAAGCTTTTTGACTATGTCTTCAACCATTGTCGAAAAACGTTTCTTTGTTATAATGGGTGTACTATTTTCCCCATTTGTAGAAGTGGTGATCGTCAATGGTTGTAATGTAATCAATGGTTTTGCTCCAGTATGGTTTAACGTTTTTAGAATGGTAGTGAGTACTACCGTGACTTATATCAAATCCCTCTTTATATAATTCAAGTGCGACTATAGTTCTATTCAATGCATCAACCCATGATTCAGGTTCACGCGGCTTATCCGACAGACCATCACAATACCAACTAAATTGACATTTGTTTCTACGAAGAGATCCATCTTTATTTTTTATACCTTGTTTAACAACTTCGCAGATAGTACTAGGATATCTTTTATCTGCAACACGATTAAGAACTACATGAGTCACCGCAATACCACCATTAGGTGATTGATTGCGAGACTCGAAGTATGTGTTCAAAGCCAAACATTTCATATCTGCTGATGAGATATCTTCAGCTTGTGCTGAGGAGGAAATGAGGAGAGAGATAGCAATAGTAAAGTATTTCATCATTTGTCTAACATCCTTAATAGAATACAGTCAGAATTGATACGACCGTTTGGCTTTGATTCCTTTGTAGTCAACTTACTCCATTCAGTATTAATCTGTCTAGGAGTTTTTGACTGAGCAACTTTAATGAAGTCTTCAGGTTTACGTAACCTGATCTTCCGAGAATTATCTGGGTCAAACCCTTGAAGAGTTGTCCCTTTAACTGAGAACCCGTCCACTTTTCCTGACACGTATTCGGTAATTTCTCGTGTCTTGGTATTAAAGACATATAGTCTATATGAACCAACTATTGAGATTGGATTGATAGAAACTATCTTGTAGTCTTTATCTTCCTTCTTGTACTTCATATTAACGACTTGCTTATCTGCCGACTTCACACGAGGTTTACGAACCTTACGTGTGGCAGCACTTGCAGCTTTCAGTTTATCACAATCGGCAAGCATCAATTCGACGTGTTTAATACGCCGTCTCATAACAGAACGCTTGACGTGTGAATAGCCTTCCACGGCCTGGTCACAGCGCTTGTGATAAGCATCGTTATAGTCAAGAAGCCATCCCTCAAGTACTTTGCGAACGGGTTCAGCCGCTTTACCTGTTAGACCATGGTAGCGAAAACGATTATATAAATCGAAATCAGCTTCTTCTCCACCGATCCATGAGTCTTCCAGGTCATCAAGATCCGACATAATAGTATTATTAAGCTTCTCTTGATATCGCTGAAGTGGAGTCAACACAACTACATTCGACTTTTCTTCTACAATCTCAGATTTCTCTGCAAGTATTTTTTTACCTGCATCAATGGCGAAATCTAAGAAGCGTCTGACAGCGTCATGACCATCATAAAACGACTCTACTTCAACTTTCTTTACGCTGCCATCAGCTTGATATTGATTTTGTATAAACTTACGCTTTTCAAAATCAAGGCCGGAATTAATCCAGTGCATACAGGCAGCGATATGTGTCCTAACGGTGAACACATAATCAGGACATGCCAATATAGCCTTAGCGTCTAAGTTAGAGCAGTTCTTTTTAACATACTCTTTCATTAGCTTGACTCCATCTTTACGATCGAGATCAATATGAAAATAGTCTTTGCAGTAATGAAAACCTTTATCTAGTGGTGCTGCTGCAGCACCAGTCTTCGGTCGTCTTTTAATTACCACTGCTTTTTTCTTACGCGTAGCCATAATGTCATCTCCTCATTTGATATGTTATTCTAACACAGTTTAAAGACAATGTACACAGTTAATTTAGCTTTTATACAACTTTTTTTACTTTGTCAAATAAGAATGATCTCCATCCTTGTGCATTAACATCATAACATTTGATTGCATTGATAGTTGCATCAACACCTTCACGAACATTACCATCGCTTTTAGGATGTGCTTCAACTGGAATAATATCCATATTCAATGTACAATCCATTTCGCGTTCATCACCATTTACCTTTGTAAAGGTAACAGTAATAACTCCTTCACGAAGTTGTTTTAAGATATCGTCTCTAGTCATTCACAATTCTCCTTTTTCATATTGTGCATTAATATATTCACTATAAGATATAG